ATAGCCTAAATAGGCTGATTCGATGTGTTTGCGGGAAAAAAATCGGCCCAGATCCGCGAAATTTTAATCAGCGAGTCAGCTTGGGAAGAAATGACCTGCTTATTCGCACCTTCCTTAGACGAAACAAAAAAGTAATGAGGGTTGTGATTTACATATCTGTTTGGGTTTTACAGAATGCTATTCCCGTGAGATAATTGTTTTATCTGGTTTGCTAAATCTCAAAATCAACTGGTACAGGTCGTTCAAGAGGTATTTGAGAAAGCAATGTAAAGGGCTACTCTAATGAGTGGCCTTTTTTTTATTTGTCTTAGAAAGGGATTCGGTTATGAATGAAGACATACTACAAAGTTACAAGAAAAACCTGTCACACTATCAATGTTGAATTAAGAAAGATTGGTGATTTACTAAATCGAACTCCCAACAAGCAATATCATATTAAAAAAATGATGACAAAATCTACCCGCTTATTACTCATCAAAGCAATCTGCGAAAGAATTAATAAATAACCGTTGACAATAAGTGATTTTATGTAACAATATATTATATCAGTTAAAGATGTTTCACTATCCATCAATCACCGGTTTATTATCTGACTCATCAGTTTCCTTTTTGTTTATCTTCTCAGGCATCCATCCCGAATGAGTGACGGGAATTCCTCTGAGAAGATGAACAACCTAATTTGAAAACATTGAGCCGTGTCCCGTAACATTAAGTTGGCTGGATGCGGTTTTGTGCTTTCTTAAATCTAAGCAAACCAGACTAAGAGTAAATTTAAATGACTACTTTAAATCAAGCTGTAAAAATTGAATCACCCGTTGCAAGTATCAGCCATCTGTTACCGTTCGAACAGAAACAGCATATTGAAAAGCTGTATTACCCACGGATTCAACAGGCCACTGACCGAATGCATAAGGCTGAGGCTGAATATCAGGATGCTGTAGAATCTCGTTCAGTGTTGATTAATCAGAAAGCTGCTGAATATCTTGCTAACCCGTCTGAAAGACACGGATTCATTGTGAAGCAGGTTTATCCAACTAACCAGCAACAAGTGATTCAAGGCATGGCCGATTCTGGCTACATGGTGTACCGTGTATCTGTTGGAATGGTTACCTTTATCCGTATGCCAAAGAACGCTAAAGATAATCCTCTTCAGGAAATCACAGATAAAGCTACAGCAGAAGCTGAATCAACTACCGACAAGATGATTGAACGTCTGAAGGTAAAAGCCTCTGAAGCTGTCCACCAGCGAAACAAGATTGTTATTGAAGCCCGTAAAGCTCTGGATGCTGTAAAAGACTTTACTGATTACCTGAACGTGATTGTAACTGACTCTGAAGAGGTAACAGAATAATGAGTATTCCAATGAAAGGGCTGTCAAAGCGTGGTAGTTATAATCATCTTACTGACTCAATGGAATTCAAATATTTCAATGGTCAAACAGAAATCAGTGAATCAACCTATAAGCTACTTGCTTCAGGTAATAAGCCTAAACCAACTGTGAAGCCAGCTAAAGCGGTCACCACGTATAAGGTGAAGCCTAAGCCGACGATTGAACAGCAAAGAAATGCAGCCTTGAAAGAGGCTATTAAACAGATGGTAAGCGGGGGCTGATAAATGGAAGATACGATTAACGCACCGATTAATTATTACGATTCTGAAAAGCGTCTAATCATCGGGGCTAACCTTATCGGTAAGATTCACCCTCAGTTAATGGATAAGCTGGTTCGCCGTTCAAACGATGGCAGCCCCCGTTGCCAGCAAGCACGAATCACCAGCTACTTAGAAGGACTCTTAAATGGCTAATACTTTCACTAACTCTGATAAGCCGTGTATTCATTGCGGCTCACTTATCCGTTATGTCTCATCGGGTAGTTGTGTGGACTGTTCAAAGACACGTAGACAGCCACCTAAACCAAAGCCACAGATTGTACGGGTAACCGCTTCAGCAGCAAGAGCACCGTTTCACTCTGAAGGTGGGGATAACCGAAATAACATCATTGTGAAGCTGTCTGATAAGGCTCTTAACCGTCTGGATGAGATTAGTTACTCGTTGGTTAAGAAGTACCGTTTAGCCGGATATTCACCAGAACGAATCCGAATGATTGCCCTGTCCCATCTGCTTGAAGCCGCTTAATCCTCCGCTACAAATCCCATCTTTAGAGTGTATCAATAGAAAGGTCTCTTCAGGATCACGCGGTTGACGTTTCGCTGATGCAGCCCGCGATTGAGCTGCTGTTCCGCTTCCTCTTTGGCGAAAAACTCCGGATGCCTTACCTCAACGCCGTAGCTGAATTCGCGCGGCAGGCTGTCAAGGAACTGCCAGAGCGCGGGAAGATCCCGAGGGCCGAACGTGGCCGGCAGCTGCAGCCAGTATTGGCCAATGCGCGATGACAGCGGCGCCAGGCGGGTGAAAAACTCGTGGCTTAAGTCGTCGCAGTTGCGCAGCGATGCCTGGTGCGAAATGGTGGCCGGAAACTTGAAGCAAAAGCGAAAATCATCGTGGGTTTGTTCATACCAGCGGCTGACAATCTCAGCTTTTGGTAAAGCGTACAGGGTCGTGTTGCCCTCCACGCAGTTAAAGTGGCGGGCGTGATGCACTAACTTACTGATTTTTATCATTCTCATATTCCTATCGCCATGCAGTGGGGCATGGATGGGGCAAAGTCCGATAATTTCTGGTTCAACATAGCAATCTGATCGCTGCTGCTGTCGGCCATCCAGGCGCCGTAAACATTGAAAACCATCTGGGCACTGGAGTGTCCCATTTGGCTGGCAATGAAACTCGGATTGGCCCCGGCAGACAGCGACCAGCAGGCATAAGTGTGTCTCGACTGATACGCCTTGCGGTGCCTTAAACCTGACCGTTTAAGCGCCGCATCCCATGAGTCACCAACTGAATCGGCTTTGTAAAGGTAACCTACGCTGCCACTTTTTTTTACCAACTGAGGATTGAACACAAATGTACAGTCGTGAATGACCGTTCGGCCATACTCCCGCAGTTGTACCTCAACCTGATACTGCCTGCCTAACCTGGTCATTTCCGCCTGGTTCCTTAACGCGTCAATGGCTGGCTTGATCAGGTGAACGACCCTGTCGGTACCGGCTTCGGTTTTTGGTAGAGTGAAATCACCGAGTTTCGTATAATTCCGGCGTATGGTCATCGTTCCGGCTTTCAGATCTATATCCTCCCATGCAAGGGAGACCAGCTCACCGTGACGTAATCCTGTGTATACCGCGATAGACCACAGGTTTTTCGTTTGCTGATGCTTGCAGGCATCTATGAAGCGAACGAATTCATCACGTGTGAGCGGATCTGGTTCTATCCGGGCCCTCTTTAGCGGTTTGATACCGTTAAACGGGTTTTCACTCACATAACCATTGTCAGCAGCAAACTGAAACATTCCCGCCATAGTGGTCATATAGTAGTTCACGGTGACCACGCTCAAACCTCTATCACCTGATCCCGCCAGCATATCTTTCCTGACATAGAGCAGATCTTCCCTTGTCACACTGGAAACCAGCTTATTAGTCCCAATCCTCGGGAGCATTCCTCTGACTACCGATTCATACCGGTTTATGGCATTGGCGCAGATCTCCATCCGTTTAAGTTCAAGCCACTTTTCAGACAGAAATTTCACGGTGATATCTTTCTTGCCAATGCCGAAAGTTTTCAGGTTAGGTGAGTTGGGGAACTGCGATGCATAATCAAAGTTTCCCATACGTATGGCGAAACAAACCGCCGTTCGTAGATCACCTGCCACCTTTCTGTTTTTAGCGGTGTCAGGGACACCGAGATTTTCCCTAACACGCTTACCTTTAAAAATGAACCATATGCGGAGTGATTTTCCGTGGTTCTCAACGCCCGTTGGGTATGATTCTTTACTCATTATTCCCTCCCGACGTCCAGGAGCAGTGAAAGATTACCTGTTTCATGCTAATCGATCACTACCCCTGGCTGTTTCATGGCATAAATCCAGGCATCTACCGCTTTTCTGTTGTACATAAATTCGCAATGGGGCTTTGGATCCCCGTCAGAAGAAATATGCTTGTACTCTCGCCCCAGCAGCCAGGATAATTTACGAGCACGCGTAATGGTGCCGCGCTTCAAGCCTGTAACCGCCATCAACAGGTCTTCTGAAACCCAATCATTTGTCTCTACCTGGATTATTGTCTGCATGCATCACCTCTGGTGCTTGCCACGTTCTTCAAATTTTTCCTGACAGTCAGCACAGCGCTGACAACCCGCCACCAGTTCCCGGCGCCGCTCGGGTATCTCTTCCCCACAGTCGCAGCAGTGAGTAGCTGATACCGCCGCATGGTTGATGCGCATGTTCTGGATGGTCATTTCCAACCGGCGCTCTGCCAGCTCTTTGGCCTGATCGATGATTTCTGCGCTCATGCTGCACCGCCAGAATTTGGTTTCCATGTAAACTCAGGAGCGATAATCACATCCATGCAGGTTCCGCGATCGTTGTATTGTTCGAGCATTTCAAGAGTGTCAGCGTCAGTCTGGGTATCCCCGTAACTACCAACAATGCAGAGCAATTCAACAGGCGCCCCGAGGTTTTGCAGGGCAATAGTTAACTGCTTTGCTAATGCCATTTTCATCGCTTCGTTACTCATGCCACCACCTTCTTACTGTTCATCAGCTCAGCCAGCCGCTGAGCCTTTAATGGGTTTTTGATAACGTCGCCGCTTGGGGCGATCCATCCCCGGCGATTGATGGAATAGGGAAGAGTAATACTTCCTACGGTGATACCGTCGTGGTTATGTTTCATTCTTCCTCCCGTGGGATTCGATAAATTTCCCCACCAATTAGCCCATCACCCCATTTATCTACAGAGAGGTAGGGTATTACCTGCTCAAGTTCAGGCGCTGAAATGAATACCTCGCGCATTTCAAGGGCCGGAGCCCATCCTTCGTAATAAGGATCGTGATAGTTGAGAGTTATTCCGGCTGTATGACCGAGAGCACCCTTTGCTGTCTGCCAGCGATGAAAGACCGTAATGTTGTTCCGCGCGTCCTTGCGCAGGATGGACAGGATTGACTCAGCTGTTACTTTCATGGCTGCCACCACTTGCGGCTTGTTTCAGCTCTCTCAGGCGGATGCCGGTAACGTCCCTGCACTTCGTCTGATGCTCAGGGAAGCCATGAAGGCCGTTCCATGCTTTCCCGTAGTTATCCTGGAGGACCTTCGGATCGTTCTCTGAGCCTGCGTAAGCAGTGAAATCAGCGAGAATCTGATCTGCGTCGGCGGGCCTTACCTGGTGAGCCTCATAGTCAGGGTCCACAGTTGTCTCTTCTGTAGGAATGCAGAACGCCTGAAAGGCCGCATATTTGTACGCAATCGACATGGCCTTGTTCGTTGCTTTATCGCCGCTGTCCATCGCCTCGCCGTAGGTGACGACGGTATGAATGCTGCCGTCCTCCGTGCTGACAAAGTCGAACTCTGCCCGGACGGTTACATAAAACAATGCCCCACCATTTTTGCTGGTTCGCTCACAGCATGACCGCTCAGTACACCGCGGAAGGATCAGCAACTTGTGCTTCACCAGGGAGGGGGCTAGAGCGTTGTAAACGTCATCGATCCCACGGAATGCGTAGTTGACCTGGCTGCCCTGTTTTCTGGCCTTGCTGATGCCTTTCTCTGCCAGCTCTCCGGCCACAGCGCTGATAGCGGCGTATACTTTTTTATCCGTCATTGAAAATTCCCCGCGAATTCATCCCAGCTGATCACCGGGTTCTGCCGTTCCGCAGAAAGGTTTACTGGTTCTTCATCGTCGAAATCACGCTCGCCGATCGCATCGCTCATCAGCTGAATGAATTCGTCGTCATCCCATTTTTCAGCCGCGCTCATGCTGCTTTCTCCCGGTGAGTAATGACGTAGCCATGCTCCGCCAGACATTCGATCACCACGTCCCAATCCAGTTGCATGAGGACTTCACGACTGTTAACCGTCCCTGACAGCACCACGTCTTCCAGCTCGACGATTAACGTGTTATGCGGGCCTACAGATGTGCGCATGTCTGTGCATTCACATTTGATATTCATAAGCGCCTCAGTAACTGATACCGGTATGAGGAATGCGACCGTCTTTAACCGCGGTGAGCACCTCGATAGCCTGATCCCGGGTAAGGCTGGTATTGGCCAGAAGAGCTTTGACGATTTCAGTGCCTACAGCCTTGCGGTGCTTAACGTCGGCTTCGCGTCGCGCCTGCTCATCGGCTTTGCGCTTCTCTTCAGCCAGGCGGGCCTGTTCGCGCTGCTCTGCCTCGCGGCGGATGCGGTCGGCTTCTTCCTGCGCTTTTCGGCGCTCTGCTTCCACGGCAGCCTGCTTTTCACGCTCAGCACGTTCAGCTGCTTCTCGCTGCTCACGTTCGGCCCGCTGCTGAGCTTCAATGCGCTCACGTTCTGCGCGCTCTTTTGCCAAAATCGCCTCGCGCTCTCTGGCAGCCGCGGCGTCAATTTCACGCTGTGCCTTTTCAGCTGCTTCACGCTTGGCTTTCTCTTCCGCCTGGCGCTTAATCTCTTCTTCATGAGCGATGCGCTGGCGCTCGGCTTCTGCTTTCTTTTCAGCCTGGTCACGGTCAAAAGCGTCATTCATCAGCAGGGCCATTTCGTGGTCCACTTCAACCTGCTTTCTCAGGGCTTCGAGCGCAGCTTTTTGCTCGGCTTCAATGCGCTGGCGCTCTTCTTCGGCAGCCTTTTCCGCTGCAATTCGAGCCTGCTCTGCCTCCCATTCAGTCAGCGGCCGGCGCACTTCATCTTTCAGCGCATCAAGACGTTCGCGGACAACGCGGCGGCTTTCGTCGATTTGCTTTGGCAGAGCCTTCAGCTCAGCGACCAGGTCTTTACCTGCGTTGTCGATGTAGGTTTTAGAGCGCGCGACCTTGTGAGCCATGGATGCGATGGCGTCACGGCCTTTTTTGGTGGTCACGTCCGGTACCAGGCTGCGAGCCTCTTTTTCGATTAGTTCGATAAGCGGGTCGAGCTGGTCGTTATTGGTGAAAACCGCCATCGCGTTCTTTTTCTCGATGACGACTAAATCCATTATTTCGCTCATGGTTTCCCCTGAAATTTGGTTGTGAAACGCCCGGCACCGTAATGGCTGCCTGAAGTTTGAATTTGCTGTTTATCGTTTAAAAAGGTCGTTGCAATGGGCCATCGCCAAATTGCACTGTTCTGCTGTGAACCAGCCAAAATGGCATTCTTGCTGCGGAATACCCATCTTGGACGCAAGCCACTCATACGCCTCAGAGCGTGACATCACGCCAGTTCTCCAGATCCTTTCAAACGGCTCTTTGCAGAGCTTTCTGGCTTCACGGGTTCTTTTATCCGCGAGCGTCCCTAATGGGATTGCTGTAAATGGATGAAGGCCTACATATGCCCCGCATCCTTCGCAGAGGTACATATAAGGCCAGTCGCTATAATTCCGGCCATACACCTCTTCGTGAGTCGCTATCTTTATCCGGCTATTGCATAAATGGCATATCGTCGGAACTGGCAATGGGTTTTTAACTCTCGCTGTTGCCTTTCTGCTTGGATTTGATGGGGTTTTAATTTCCACCTTTGCCTCCATTGCTCAGCGCATGCCCAATCCCGTTCAGATAAACTTCAACCAGCAAATCGGTTGTGTAAGTGCGCTCAATCCCGCGATGCAGGTACAGGCGGCCGCGTTTATTTGCTGACGCTGTCCAGGTGCTTTCCCGATGCTTAACGAGCATCCCTGGCAGAACGGCGCCGCGGTTAACGGTCTGTGTCCCGTAATGATGACTAACCATTGAACACCCCCGTAACGTGCAGAATTTTGATAATCAACGCCGCCCAGATAACGCCGCAGACCAGCAGGCAGTAAATCAGTGAACGAATGCCTTGTTTGCTCATACTTCCTCCCGCGCTTTCAGCATTGCGTCGGCCATCAGGTAAGAAAGTTCAGCAACCATGTTTTCATGGTGAGTAGCCACAGGGTGCTGATTGCTCTCTGGATAACTTGCTAACCAGCCCTGCATTACCTGTCCCGCGAAGTAATCTCGCAGAGTCAAACCTTCGTACCCTTGCGTTGGGTATACTGGACCGCCATTGTTTTCTTTGCTCATTTTCCACCCCAGCATGCGAAGCTAAAAAAGAGGACAGCAACCAGAAACGGAACGACCTTTAACCAAAAATTACGCCATGCGCGTTTGTCTTGTTCTCGGATCATCTCTTCACCTTTGCCTTAAAGCCGGCCAGCTGAGCGTTGTTACGATTACCCGGCGTTGCCGGTGTTGTTTGGATGAGTTAAATTTAGCGTGATGCTAAATAAATGGCAATAGCAAAATGCTAAATTATCGCTGTATGATATTTAGCATTTTGATTTAATTAGGATTTAATATTTGAATGAGGTGTAAGAGGAAGTTTTAGGCATAAAAAAACCCGCCGGAGCGGGTTTGATAAAGGGGTATTATCAGGGAATATTCAATATCTTAGCATCGACGACAACCCCTACAATCCTACAGTTCCCGTTAATTTCAATCATCGGGTACTGTGGGTTTAAGGGCTTCAGGAAGCGCCTTCCAGCATCAATTACTAACTTTTTGAAAGTGGCTTCATTATCGCCTTCCAGCTTGGCCACAACCAATTTCCCATTAATAGGCTCTACTTCAGGATCAACCAGGATAGCTGCACCTTCAGGAATGCTAAGGCCGACAGGAGATGTCATAGAATCGCCGTGGACATCTAACCAGAAAGAATCGTCAGAGCATTCGACGGTTGTTTCATACCAGCGGTCAATCGATCTTCGGTGATAAGGCTCCACAGCTTCCATCCACTGCCCGGCACTAACCCAGCTGATCACTGGGTAGCTCCCATGAGGGGTATTTACTGATCTGAATGTTACGTTCGTGTGGTTCTCTTTGGCATGTAATGTATCCATCCAGCCGAAAGGCAGATTGAGTGCAGATTCAATTTTACGAGCCATTTTATCGCCGATGTTTCTATGAGGTTTATCACCTATCAGCTGACTCAGTGCTGCTGGGCTTGTATCGATAAGCTCTGCAAATTGAGCCTTGTTCAGGCCTGCATCTACACGCTGCTGTTCGACCAAGTTCTCCAGATTCGCTTTTCTAATCTCTTTACTTTCCATCTGCTCATTTTTGTCATTTTTAGCAGAATGATAAATATGCAAATTGCTAAATCTTTCTTGCTTAGTATTTAGCATAACGCTAAACTCCATTTTAAATAAGTCACGGGGAGGTCCCATGAGTAATGAACTTTTACGCTGGCGAAAAGATGCCAGCACAGGCGAGTGGGCTCAGTTGGCAAAACTGGCAAACACAACCGTTGGTTATCTGGATCAAATCGCCTATGGAAATCGTCGGGCATCGCCTGAGAAGGCAGAGGCAATAGAAGAGGCCACCAAAGGGTTTAGCCATTACCAACCCGTATCCAAAGAGAGCCTTGTTTTTTCACGTCCGCGAAGTTCCGCGGCTTAACAACAGGAAATATCACAAATGCAAAGCGCAATAGCCCGCAACTTAGAACCGCCGATCCTCAACCCGATTGAGCTGGAAGGGGTTTTACTCAATCGCCTTTCATCCATCGGGCAGAAGGCTTACGCGGAGATATTGGGTATCAGTGAATCAACAGTCAGTCGCAGAAAGGGGGAAGGGCATTTCGCTGACATAGCAAAAGAGTTGTCCGTGCTGGGTCTGCAGGTTGTTCCGCCGGAGGCGGTGGTAGTTTCCCGCCACTACCTGCAGTCAGTAGAAACGCTGGCGGATATCGGTTTGCGTGCGGAGCGGTGCCGACCAGGACCGTTGGGATGGGACTAATGAAGGGTAGAAAAGGCGAAAGCCGCAGTGTTCGAGCACTAACGGCTTTCTACGCGAATTAACTGGATCAATTCACAGGAGTAATTATGCCTAAGAGCAACAGATTTTACCAGGCACAAACACACAAAAATGTTACCCGCGACCGCTTCATTCGCTCGGTTAACCCGGTGGTTGGCATGAAAATGCGCGCCATCCTGGAAGAGCTGAAACGGAAGGAGGAAGGCCGTGAGTAACGTATCCAATTTAGCCGAAGCCAGAGAGGCCAGAAGGCTCCAGAAACCGCGCACGAATGACGGTAAGGGGTTTGCCTTGCTGCACCGTAAAATTATGGATGTGCCGTTCTACAAGGATGCTGAGGCGGCGCATTTGTGGGTTCATCTGATACTCAAGGCCAAGCATGCGCCTGAGGTGGTACTGACAGACCTTGGAGAGAAGTTAATCAACCGAGGCCAACTCCTGAGTGGTAGAAAATCACTGGCTTCTGAGACGGGACTGAAACCAGACCGGGTTCAGTATCTGCTTCGTAAGTTCCAAAAGCTGGGAATGGTTGACTGGGTTTCTCATGGGAAATTCTCAGTTTTCACCATCGTTAAATACGACGATTATCAGTCAAATTATGTACCAGCAGATTACCAGCAGATTACCATCTCAAGCGCAGGCGTACCAACGCCTGCAGAGCAACCTGTACCAGCAGATTACCAGAAAATTACCACAGATAAAGAATATATAAATAATAACTTACTACCTAACGGTAGTAAGTGTGTCGCAAATAAACAGAAACCGGCTGAAGAGAAAAAATCACGCTTGTCATGCGATGAAGTGTGGCAATGCCTGAAAGACGAACTTCCTGAAGCCAGGGGATGGAGATGCCTCACTGATGAGCGACGCAATCTGATCCGCACCTTCTGGAGCAAGGCGAACAAAATCGCTCGCAACCTTGATGGTAAGCCGATGGACATGGATGGTTTTCGCGCTTATCTCCGCTACATAGCTCAGAACTGTCGCTGGATGCTGGAAGACCGACCAGACCAGAAGTCAGGGAAGACATGGCGCCGCATGAAATTCGATAAGTTTCTGACGGAAAAACTCTACATCGAAGTGCGTGAGGGGGATCGTGATGACCGCTGATTTCATGACACCTCCGCACAGCATTGAAGCAGAGCAGAGCGTGCTGGGCGGGCTCCTGCTTGACGACGACAGCAGCGAGCGTACTCAGAAGGTGCTTTCGATTCTCAAGCCAGAATCGTTCTACGCGCGTCAGCACCAGGTCATTTTCGCCGAAATGCGCCAGATGTACCGCGACCATAAGCCTGTCGATCTGCTGACCCTGTTTGATGCTCTCGATAGCAAGGGTCTGACGGAAACCGTTGGTGGCTTTGCATACCTGGCTGAAATGTCGAAGAACACGCCAAGCGCGGCGAACATCGTGGCCTATGCAATGCGTGTCCGTGAGACCGCGATGGAGCGCTACGGTATCGAGAAAACAACGAAGGCGATCGAATTGCTTTATGCCCGAAACGGCATGACGGCAGAACAGAAATTTGACGCTATTCAGGGGTTGTTTACCGAGATAACCGAGCACGTAAAAACAGGTCGACGGACAGGGCTTCGCACGTTCTATGACGCTGTAACTGACTGGTCGGCTGAATTCGACGAAAGGCTCAAGCCGGATGGTCGTTCCCGTGGGTTATCGACTGGGATCCGCTCTCTGGATGAGTTACTCGGCGTTAAGCGAATTGTGCGCGGCAGCCTGTTTGTTATCGGCGCCAGGCCGAAGATGGGTAAAACCACGCTTTACACCCAGATGGGCGTCAACTGCGCAACGGTCGAAAACGAACCGGCCCTGATGTTCTCTCTCGAAATGCCGGAGGGGCAAATGGTGGAGAAAATCACCGCGCAGAAGGGGCGGATCTCGCCGAACCTGTTTTACCCAGACATGACGAAGGACGACTACGGCTATCGGGGGGACTGGAACAGCGATCTGCAAAAAGCTACCGGTGTCATGGGGGCGCTGATTGACACCAACAATCTCCTGATTGATGACACCCCGGGTATTTCACTGGCGCATGTTATGGCTGAGTCGCGCCGCATCAAGCGTGAACGCGGCAAGGTCGGAATGATCCTCGTTGACTACCTGACGCTGATGACTGCCGATAAGGCAGAGCGAAATGACCTGGCTTATGGGCTGATCACCAAAGGCCTCAAGACGCTGGCGAAGGAGTTGGATTGCGTCGTCGTTCTCCTGACTCAGCTTAACCGCGAGCTTGAGAAGCGAACCAACAAGCGCCCGCTGCCGAGCGACTCCCGAGACACAGGCCAGATAGAGCAGGACTGCGACTACTGGCTGGCGATTTACCGGGAAGGTGCCTACGACGAGAACGCAAACCAGAGTGACACAGAGCTCCTCCTGCGCCTGAACAGGCATGGCGAGACCGGTGTTGTCTATTGCGAGCAACGACATGGTGCGATTTATGACTGCGACCAGGAGGCTGCCAGTCAGCGCCGGCGCGAGAAAGAAGAAAAGCCAACTAAACGGGGTGGGTTTTGATGAAAAAGAACTCTGGCAAACAAGCCGTAATCAATTACATCGGCCAGCATCCGGGCTGCAACTTTCAGGATATCCGCCGCGGTACCGGTCTTGACCCTTCAGTGGTCAATTCCTCCCTGTGGCAGATGCACCGTGACGGCCAGGTTAAGCGTGAAGGGGAGTGCAGGAGCTACCGATACACCCTGATCGACACGACAGCCGTAACCGAAAGCGATCCGTCTGTTCAGTATCGCCAGCGTCCTGACGGCGCAAACCCAATGACCAAACTGTTTAACTATTGCCTGGCGGGAGTAAGAAAATGAACATCGAAACAGTAAACGAGCTCATTCAGTCGCTGGAGAGTGCGGGCGAGCTGTCGATCAAAGAGACAAAGGTTATGGCGCTGGCGAAAGCGTTTAAGCAGCTGGCTGCGGAGAATGCTCATCTAAAAAGCCGAATGCAACGGTTGATATACATCATCCGAAACGCAGATAACGATTACTGCATGTGTGGTGATTTGATGAAAAGTCATGTGACCGGCGGATGTGGATGCCCAACTGGAATGTTTGATTATCACTATGACAAATGGCTTGAGGAAGAGGATGCAGCCCCCGCCACCGATCGCATCGTAGCCGGCATTAAGGCTGATGGGGTGGAGGAGTTTGCAGCGCATCTTCGCGCTAATGATAACGGGGCATCAGTTTGCAAAATGATTGCGCTCGGAGCTGATGATTTCGCCAAGCAACTGCGCGAGAGGGCCGGGAAATGAGCATCGCCACTTATCTCAATACCGGTTTAGCCATTCTGGGGTGGGCATACATCATGGTTAAAACAGGCCAGTGGATTACCAAAAATGCTCTGAGGCAGTGGGACAAGCGCCGCAAGCAGTCTCGCCGCCAGAAGGCCGTGAATGAGCTTTATGAGGTGTTTGAACTTAACAAGCTGGAGTCAGGATCAACCATGCGCATAGTCACCAAAGGCGACCTGACAATCATGATGTATCGCAGCGAGGGAAAGTCCAATGACTGATATCACCGAACTGGCGCAGAGAGCCAGAATCAACGCTGAATGTGGTGAGCATCTTTCCCCGGCGGAGACCTTGGAGCTGGTAGAGGCGCTGGAGAAGGCGCAGCAGCGCATCGCCGATCTGGAGTCACGCACCGTGAAGATTCCATACTTGCCTGATGATTGCGACAGAATCGAAGCGCACTTTAAGTATCAGGTAGCCATTAACGCCGCTGGCATCAAGGTGGAGGCTGAATGAAAATACGTATCGTTTTACAAGAATTAATGGAAGACGGGGTTTTGACAACATACTCAAACGGTCATGTTGAGATGCTGCCATACCGAATAGATGAAAATGGGAAGGAGTACGTTGAGATGTTCCCCAATGATATTGAGCAACATTAAGGGTTAAGTCTGATGACAAAATCAACCATAACCAGAGAGCGCCTGGAAGAAATCAGGGATTGTTGTTGGATGGATGACCTCGGACTGAGTATGTACGAGCTTTCTGAACTGGCCAGCATGGCGCTGGTCGCAATGGACAGCGAGCCTGAGTATTTGCCACTCGACTACCTACAGGGACACAAAGACGGTCTGGAGTGGGCCGCTCGACTGGCAGAAGCCAATCACCCTGACACCGGAGACTGGCTTTACGATGACCCTATTGAGCTGGCAAAAGCCATTCGCAAAGGTCCAGATATGCCGCCAGCGCAGCCGGTAGCGGACAGCGAGCCTAACCGTAATCCTGTGCTGGCGTATGCCGATAGTTATCGTGATATGGCGAAGCAAGGCGTCGAGTCAGTCCCAATATGGAGCGTTATTACCGACCTGGAGCGAAACATAGCGCCGCTCTATCGCCACGCGCAGCAGCCGGTAGTGCCTGACTTCGAAACAGTACTGGAAAGTCTGGATTATGATGTGCGCTGCAACATTCGTGAAAGCGAACACGTATATCAGGCCAGCAAGGCGACTTATGACGCCTGCCGCGCTGCCATGCTCGCAGCCGCCCCGCAGGAGGTGAACCATGGCTGAGTTACGCGCAGGAGGGTTGGCGATAATCATCAAATCCCAATTTCCTGAGAATGTGGGAAAGACAGTACGACTCATTAAGCTTATGGGATTTAACGAGTCTTTGCGTGGGTATGAGTGGATGCTTACTGCACTCTCAGAGTTAACAGGGACGATTCATGCAGTAAAGGCTGGGGGCTCATGCACTGGGTTGGGACAAAACCTAATGCCCATCGACGGCGACGATTTCAGCAGCGAAGACCAGCACCAGAAGGAGCGGGAGCATGCCTAAATCCCCCGCAGAACTCAAAGCCTCCAGTTGAAATCAAACCCCTCTCCTGAGGGGTTTTCTCGTATATGCTCATTTTGCTTTTATCCCCGGGAAGGGCGATAATTACTTAGTCAGCCTGAGCAACTGACGCGATTATCCGGCGCCAAGTGGGGACACATGGCGCACAAAACCGTACAGCAATCCCTGTCACCGATGGCGAAGGCCACCGGCGATTTTCTGCATTCAGCGTTTAGCCTCTCCGGAGGTGAAGCGTGAAACAGCAATTCCACCTCGTCAACGACGCTATCAAACAGAACGCCATCAATTTTATTCGAGAATTGCCAGTGGATGCCAAGCGCCCGCTGATCCTCGATATCAAGGAGATGACGCGCACTCTCGAGCAAAACAAGAAAATGTGGCCGCTCCTGAAAGACCTGTCAGATCAGGTTGTCTGGTTCGGTAACAAATACGACTCCGACGACTGGAAAGACCTCATTACTGCTCTTGTGGCCAAGTCAAAAAAACAAGAGCAGCGCATGGCCCCCGGGCTGGATGGCGGCGTTGTGATGTTCGGTCAGCGTACCAGCAAAATGACAGTGCGCCAGATGGTTGAAGTCATCGAAGCGATCTACTGGTTCGGCACACAACAGGGCGTCAAGTTCAGCGAAAAGTCCTGTATTGAAATCGAATGGGCCAAGCGCTGGGGAGAATCCCATGCATAGTCCCCTCGCCAAAGTAATGGAGCGCTCAATCTTCCGCATTCCTTCTCGCCGCAAGCGCAAGGCCGAAGTTAAGCCTTCCGACATCCCAACACTTAAAGGCTATACGGCCCGTCTGGTCGATAAGAAGTGGCTGTGCCTGAGAGCGCGGAGGCCACATGGCTAAGTTGCCGCGCCGCAAGTGCGCATATCAGGGCTGTCGCGAGTGGTTCCATCCGATGCGTAACGGTCAGGTAGTTTGCTCATTCGAGTGCGCCAGCGCAATCGGCAAAGAACAGACCGCAAAAGCTCGTGAAGCCGCTAAGCAGAAGGAAGCGCAGCGCCAGCGCACCGAAGAGAAGGCAGGCCGCCAGCGGCGCAAGGCCAAGCGCGAATCATTCAAGACTAAAGCCCAGTGGGACAAAGAGGCCCAATCGGCCTTCAACCGCTACATCCGGATCCGTGATGATGGAAAGCCGTGCGTCAGCTGTGGCAATCCACTCATCGGCAAGAGCAACTACCTCACCGGCAGTGCTATTGACGCCAGCCACTACCGTTCACGCGGCGCGGCGTCGCACCTTAAATTCAACGTGTTCAACGTTCACTCCGCCTGTACCCGCTGCAATCGGCAGTTGAGCGGCAACGCCGTTGAATACCGCATTCACCTGATTGAACGCATTGGCCTGGATCGCGTTGAGCGCCTTGAGGCTGATAACGTGTCGCGCCGGTTCGATATTCCATACCTGCAGCGTATCAAATCCATATTCACCCGCAGAGCCCGCGCGCTGGAGAAGCGCCGCGCCCGCCATCAGGAGGCCGCATGAGCAAAATCCAATACCCAATGTCCACTGCCGCTGTTTTTGATGACGTGGTTTATCCCATCCACCTGAACGGGCCGTATCAGATAGAAAGCGAGGTTATGGGTGCGATCAAATGGTTCTGCCGGTGGAACAACGAGGAGATGGCCGTCGTTAAGGCGCATGTGCTGTTTAGCTGCTGGGGCCTTTACCTGACGTATGACCAGCTTATGGCGGAGGCCGCATGAAGATCACCTATAGCGACGAAGGGGCTTATTCCCGCATCTGGCTGACTGGCCCGTTCTGGCAGCTGGCTATGGCCAGACGCATTGCGGATGCAGGGCTGTACGCTTCTCCGGTCAATACCTGGGAGTCTCACGGACTCACCTTCCAGATCACCCTGTACGGGAAAAAAGCATATGTACTCAGGGCGTATAAAGCGATGGCTAAGGCCATGGCGAGGGCATCCAAATGAGCCGTGACGTTATCGAACGCATCCGCGACCGCTGGATAAAGCTTCGCCTTTTACGCAGCAGCGGCACCGTACTGGTTGACTACCGCATCCTCAAGAATTTCGTTCGCATCTATCAGACCCTGGGAGAGAAAGCATGACTAACACCCAATACCTCCAGTATGTTCGCCAGCAGCTGATAGTGGCCACCGCCGATCTGAGCGGCGCGACGAAAGGGCAACTGGTAGCCTTTGCAGAAAACGCGCAATTTACCGCTACGGCGCGCAGCCGGGGAAGGAAGAAAGTATCCGATCCGGTCACTGGCCGCATGGTAAACCCCGTTGGTCCGCCGATGAGTGGCAGCCAGTCCCGCGCCAAAGGTTCCGCAATCGCCCTCGTTCTCCCCGTTGAGTATTCGACGTCAAGTTGGCGCCGCGCGCTGCTGTCGCTGGAAGAGCATCAGAAAGCCTGGCTGCTCTGGAACTACAGCGACAATATCCGCTGGGAGCATCAGGAGACGATCACCCGGTGGGCATGGGAGCAATTCAGCGAGAAGCTGGCCGGTGCGCGTATCGCAAAGAAAACGGTAGATCGCCTGCGTCAGCTTATCTGGCTGGCGGCGCAGGACGTCAAAGCCGAGCTGGTAGGGCGGGAGACTTATGAATACCAAAAGCTTGCCACACTGGTCGGAGTGACCCCGAAGAACTGGTCAGAAACGTTTACGGAGCGGTGGGAGGAGATGAAAACCACCTTGCGGCGCCTTGATAGCGATGCCCTGTTGCAGGTTACGCGATCACGTTCACAGCAAAAGGCGACAAATTTAGATGTAAGTCTTGCAAAACTGGATTAAATGCGTCATATTTGAGTCTACTTTGATATGCTGCCTTAACCTTAAGTGGCGGCATGAAGAATAAAAGGCCCTGGCGGAAACGTCGGGGCTTTTGCGTTTCTGGGTCAGAAGCACAGCGGTTGTGCGTTCGGCTGTTAACCGAATGGTCGAAGGTTCGAATCCTTCCTGTCCCGCCAGATAATGGCCTGACCTGATGACGGGCTCATAATCCAATCCATCAGGGCGTTGTTGCAACAGCGTCGCAGGCCGCCAGATATGGAGCACGGGCATTATCGCCTAAAATAAGTTCTCCCCCGGTGCCAGATTGATCGACTGGCCGTTGCTCCACGAAACGGAGCCCATAACAGGTAAGGGCATTGTAAGTAGCATATCTGGGAAATGCGGCTTATGCAGATGCGGTTCGATTCCGCCGCAGTGCTCTTTCCGTTGTGGTGAATGCGTAGGCTGATACGTTAGAGACGGCACCCCTTGATGAGGACAGCGCTATCTCTGGAGAATAGTCTTGGGTACGTGTAATGCCAGAGAAAGCCGGAGATCAGCGCCGGCCACCACTCACGAAACCGAGCTGCAGCCCTAACTGGCTATCCTGCATCACCAGTGATAGTTATGCTGCAGCCTTCTAAATCCCTCTACCTTGGGACCATTACGGCTACCGCGCCGTCGCTTTTACCCTTGGTATTTCTTCCCGCCTTGAGCGGGTTTTTTATTTTCAGGGTCGCGGGAATCACCCTCGACACGCTTCGTTGTTAAATCCAGCCTGACGGGCCTGACCCCTTTCAAACACACAGCTTCCCGATCTTTCATCGGAGGCGGTAACTATGGCTAAACGTATGCAAGACAAAGAGAGCATTGCCGGGATGTCCTGGCTGGTTCTGCTGATCATTGCTTGCTGGGGTGGACTTGTCCGCTACCTGATAGATGTGAAGCAGAGCAAGGCAACATGGAGCTTGATCAATGCTCTTGCCCAAATGGTGGTTTCAGGGTTTACCGGCGTTATTGCTGGTCTGGTGAGCATTGAAAGCGGATTGAGCATTTACATGATACTGGCCACTTCCGGGATTAGCGGGGCAATGGGTTCTGTTGCTTTGACCTATTTCTGGGAGCGCATTACCGGAGTTAAGGCGCCATGACAGCAGATCAGATTATCGAGGGCATCCTCGGTAAAGAAGGGGGTTACGTAAATAACCCGAATGATAAAGGCGGCCCAACGCGCTGGGGTATCACGCAGACTACCGCCCGCGCATATGGCTATAGCGGCGATATGAAGGCGTTACCACGGGATACAGCCAAAGCAATTTATCTGTCGCAATACTGGACTGAACCGAAGTTCGACCGCATTGCCGAGTTGTCGCCAGTAATTGCACAGGAATTGTGTGATACCGGCGTGAACATGGGGCCGCGTGTCGCCAGTACATTCCTGCAGCGCTGGTTATCGGCGCTGAATATGCAGGGCAAGCTTTATCCGGACCTGAAGCCGGACGGTGCAATCGGCAATATCACCATCGCCGCCCTGAAAAGTTATCTCGCTGTTCGTGGCAAAGACGGCGAAGTCACGCTGCTGAAGGCGCTGAATTGCAGCCAGGGGGCTCGTTATCTTGAGCTTGCTGAAGCTCGGGCGGCAAATGAAGATTTTCTCTATGGTTGGGTAAAGGAAAGAGTGGAACTATGAATTATCTCATTAACCGGCTGAAAGAGCCGTCCACCTGGCGCGGCATCATTCTTGTTGTCGCGGGTGTATTTGGTTATCAGATGCCGCCGGGTATTCAGGAAACAGTCATCGCTGGCGGCGTAGCACTGGCTGGCGTTGTTGGCGCGGTGATGCCGGACAGCGTTAAGAAGTAGCCGATAAACCGGCAGAGAGCCTCGCAATAGCGGGGCTTTTTAATGCGTATCGTACACGCAAACCATCGAGAGTCTTTCAGTCGTGAGCCTGAGGAACGCCGTTAAAGGTGGCGACCTCTCTCGGGCGGCGTTCCTGTACGACAGGCTCACACCTAAAGGAAAACAGCATGAAAATTATCAAGTATTGGAAAGTTCAGCTTCTGCAGTTGTCTCAGCCTTCCAGCATTATCAGCGCCCGCAATCTGGTCGAAACCCTATTGTTTGAAGGTTTCTCAAAGGAGAAACCCTTCATCAAGCTAGGCTCAGGGGTAAATATTGAGTTATTTACAGCCCCCGACTCGCTGGAAACGCGTATCTTCCGAGACCACCTCATTGACGGCGTGCGCTGCATCCCGGTATGTGAGGGTGATGAAACTGACGAATCTCAGGGTGAGCATGCTAAGTCTCCCTCGCCGGGCAACGGGCGCTACAACTATGAAACCTTCAAAACAGCATCAAAGCCGCTGATTCAATGGCTGAATGAAAACGCCAACCCTCACGCATCGGTCATTGTTGACTGCACAGGTTCAGAACTCCTCATCGGGGAGATTGCCTTCAACACGAAAGAGTTCCTGAAAGACTGAGCAGGCATTACAGAGCCACTTCAAGAGGTGGCTCGATAATGTCACAACGAGGTGAGCCATATTCGCACTACTGGAACCCTGACGGCGGAAATTACGTTTCGCCCATACATGAAACCGCTGCTCATCCTTTCAGTGCTTTTGCGCTGGGGCTGGCTCACTAAGAAGTGTATCCGGATTGGCCCTGTAATTGGCAAGCAGGCGTAATTATAAAGTTCTGCAAATGGTGCATTAAAAGCGCCATTGACAGAGTTTTATGTAAGTTTGTTGATGCCTCGGTGTCGAAATTACCGAGCAAGTATCTTCGGTACCTAGAGGATTGTTCTGCATGACTGAAAATGAAAATCGCAGACCATTCCCTCCCGTCAACTTCACTGGCGAAAACTGGCTGCCTTATACCCGGCTGATCCCTGCCACCGAAATCGGCGAATGGGTTAACCAGAACATCCTCTCCGAAGACGGACGAATCCATAACCCTGACCATACGCACTTGCTCGACGCTGATGTCGCGTTCATGTGGGCCTCTGGCTCATTCGCCAAAAGCGGGCGCATTGTGCTGGGCCAGTGTGAACAGGTAATGATGCGCGCCGGAGGCTGGCAGAAGTCCCGCATGGAGCAGCAGATGCATGAATGGTTCGGTCGCATACCGAAGTTCATCATCACCCTGGCTGCCGACTACTGCGAGCAATGCAACGATCTGGAGTTCTGCGCACTGGTTGAGCATGAGCTTTACCACATCGCCCAGGCTACCGATGACTATGGCGCGCCGAAGTTCAACAAAGAGACCGGTATGCCGGTACTCAAACTTCGCGGCCATGACGTCGAGGAATTCGTCGGAGTGGTCCGGCGTTACGGCGCCAGCAAAGAAGTGCAGGAAATGGTGGATGCGGCGAACAGGCCGGCGGAGGTTGCTCATATCGATGTTGCCAGAGCTTGCGGGACGTGCATGCTGAAACTGGCGTGATTTTATACTGCTTTATACGGACGGTGGGTTATGGCTGCACTAAAACCAGAAGTGAGAGCCTTTATCGTTCAAGAGCTCGCTTGCTTTGATACGCCATCCCAAATCGTCGAGTCTGTACAAAAAGAATTCAAGGTTCAGGTTACGCGCCAGCAGGTGGCGTCGCATGACCCGACAAAGGTGGCTGGGAAAGGTCTGGCTCAAAAATGGGTCGACCTCTTCAACCATACCCGCGACCGTTTTCTCAACGAAATTTCCGATATCCCGATCGCCAACAAAGCCTACCGTCTGCGCGTCCTCCAGCGAATGTCGACGACTGCCGAAGGTATGAAAAACCTCGGCATGACAGCGCAGTTACTGGAGCAGGCGGCAAAAGAGGTTGGCGACGCCTACAGCAACAAGCAAAAGGTCGAGCTTACAGGTAAAGACGGTGGCCCGCTTAATCAGGTGACGTACACCGCTGAAGACTATGCGAAGGCCCAGCAGAAGCTGGAGGGAAGGTTAGAAGGGCTGGACTGATATGAGCGGAATTATCGAATGGGATGACCTGCCATTCCCGGAGCGCGTGATCATCCGTTCAAAGTCTACGAAGTCATTCCTGAACTTCACCCGGATATGGTTCGAGCTGATTCAGGGTGATCGGCTGCTGGTTAACTGGCATCACCGCCTGATGGCTTCGAAAATTGATGATCTGCTTGCCGGGCGCCTTGTCCCGCGAAACCTGATTATCAACATCCCGCCAGGCGGTACGAAAACTGAGTTCTTCTCCATCCACTTCCCGGCGTATGTCAACGCCCTGGTGCAGGAGAAGCAGCTTAAACGCTTTCGCAACCTGAATATCTCTTTTGCTGACACACTGGTAAAGCGTAACAGCCGGCGCACCCGCGACATTATCGCCAGCCGCGAATATCAGGAGTTCTGGCCCTGCTCGTTTGGTGTCAACCAGGCGGAAGAGTGGGAGATAAAGGACGATCGAGGGCGCTCTATAGGTCAGACGGTATCGCGCTCAAGCAACGGGCAGATCACCGGTGGTCGTGGTGGCTACTACGGACCAGAGTTTTCCGGCATGGTGATGCTGGACGACTACAACAAGCCGGTGGACATGCTCAGCGAGTCCCGACGCAAAAGCGCGAATACGCTGCTGGTAAACACCATCCGCTCACGTCGCGGCGATAAGTCGAAAGAGCACCCCACTCCGTTTGTGAGCATTCAGCAGCGCCTGCACACCGACGACGCAACGGGATTCATGCTTGCCGGCGGAATGGGTGTGCCGTTTCACCATGTCGCCATACCGGCCATGATCGACGAGAAGTACATCCAGTCGCTCGATGAGCCATGGCGTTCGCTTTGCTGGGAAACGGTCAAAGATACCGATTCTGTGGTCGTTGGTGGCGTTCGCTACTGGTCCTACTGGCCACAGATGGAAGATGTTAACGACCTCCTGCAACTATGGGAAAAGGACCGCTATACCTTCCTGTCGCAATACCAGCAAAACCCGATGGCGCTGACAGGCGGGATCATCGACACCAGCTGGTTCAGAACGTACACCACCCTGCCGAAGCTTACGCACCGCGCCGTGTACGTCGATACGAACAGCGGGAAGGTAGAGGACTGGCTGGATTACACCGTGTTTACGCTGGCTGGCATGGGCGTGGACGGGAATCTGTACATCATCGACGTCGTTCGCGGCCGGTGGGACCCGGAAGACCTCCTGAAGAAAGCGGAAGAGGTTTGGGAAAAGTGGCGCCTCTCTGGCTCCATGCGGGTTATGCCGCTGCGTCATATGGCCATTGAAGAGAAGCAGGCCGGGCAGGGCCTTATCACCACCCTGAAAAAACGTAGTCAGACCCCAGGACAACTCGCCATCCCGGTGAAGGAAATCCCGCGCGGCACCGGGCAGAACAAGCTCGTTCGCTGCCTTAACGTCATCCCTCAAATCAAAACCGGGAAAGTGTTCGTCCCCGCGACGCACACCGACGACGGACAGAAGCTTTCCAGCATCTTCTACGAGGACGGCACGATCGCAGGCTCAACGGAGTGGGTGCTGACGGCGATGACGGAATGCGCTGCTTTCTCCGCTGATGACAGTCACGACAACGACGACATCCTCGATACCTGGATGGACGCAATCGATGACAACCTGATTTCCGGCCCGCAGCCGATGGTTATCGACCCGAATCAACTCAGGAGAATTTAAGTGTGGTGGTTTAAAAAGAAAGAAGTCGCCGCGCCTGAGCCGGCAAAAGAACCTGAAGCACCGAAGGTAGGGATCAGGCCCGAGGCCGTGGCCGAAGTCCGCGCATTACCGAAAAGAGAGTTTCAGCGCTACGAGCCGCCGAAAGGGGTGATCCCCGAGGCTATCAAAAGCGCCATTCTGGCAATGGACTCCACGCCTTACGACGATCTCAATGCAGCGTATGGCGGTTACGGCTACGGCGATTTTGATAGCTTTCCCGGCTACCCGTATCTGGCCACGCTGGCGCAAAAGCCTGAATATCGCAAGATGGTCGGCACCATCGCGGAAGAAATGACCCGCAAATGGATAAAGCTCAAAACTGTCGGCGATGAAGACAAGGCGGATCGGGTGAAGCAGCTTGAAGAGGCCATGAAGCGGTTTAAGGTGCGCGAGCGCTTTAAAGAAGCCGCAGAGCATGACGGCTACTTCGGCGGCGGCCAGATTTACATCGACGTTCGTTCGCCGCGGGGAATCTCCGCATGGATGGACGACAACGAGCTGCAATCGAAGCTCTTCATGAGCGATAAGAAGATCACGAAAGGCAGCCTGCAGGGGTTCAGGGTCATCGAGCCCATCTGGACCTACCCGGGGATTTATAACTCCGACAACCCGCTGAGCCCGGATTTCTACAAGCCGACGCAGTGGTTTGTCATGGGCCGGACCGTACATGCAAGCCGCATGATTGACTTCGTTTCTCGGCAGGTGCCTGACCTGCTGAAAGCATCGTATAACTTTCGCGGCTTGTCTCTCTCGCAGATCGCCGAGCCTTACGTGAATAACTGGCTACGCACCCGCGACAGCGTCAGCGATATGATTCACTCCTATTCGATACCGGTTTTCAGTACCGATATGAGCCAAATCCTGACAGGCGGCGCAGCGGATACGCTGATTTCACGTCTGCAGATCATGAATCAGTGTCGTGATAACCGCGGTGCGTTCGCCGTCAATAATGACCCGAACAAGCCAGAGACTGTGGGGTTCGTCAGCGCGCCTATAGCTGGTCTGGATGCCCTGCAGACCCAATCGCAGGAGCAGATGTCATCGGTATCAAGCATTCCGCTGGTCAAACTATTGGGCATTACGCCCAACGGCCTCAATGCATCGTCTGACGGCGAAATACGCGTTTTCTACGATTTCATTCACGCCCTGCAGCAGTCTGTTTTCAAAGACAACCTGAAGCGTGTGATGGACATCATTCAGCTCTCTGAGTTTGGCGACATTGACGACGGGATCACCTTCGACTTTGAGCCTCTGTACGAGATGAGCGCTAAAGAGCGGGCGGAAATCCGCAAAGTAGACGCGGACACTGACGCTGTCTATGTGGCTGCCAGCGTACTTTCAGGCAACGAAGTCCGCGAAAAAATTGCCGGTGACCCTGACTCGCCTTATCACTCTCTGGACCTGAATGATGACCTCGAAATCGAAGACGACTACGACGAAGAGGAAGAAACAGACCCTGACGATAAGGGCGGTTCATCCTAACTCCGGCGTCGAAGCATGGTACCGCCGACAGCTTGATAAGCAGGTGCAGGAAATGCAGGCATCTGTTGTCTACTGGCTGTCGGCAAACTATCGGGCCAGCGGCGCGGCTGTCGCCATGGATGCGTCGCCGGCAGTGATGATGCGCAACGCTATGCAGAAGCTTGCTAAGCGCTGGACGCTGCGGTTTGATGACATGGCGCAAAAGCTGGCTGACAGGTTCGCTAACGATGCCATGAAGAACGCAGATGTATCGCTGGCCACGGCCTTTAAAGACGCGGGATTTACCGTCGAGTTCAAAATGACCTCGCAGATGAATAACGCGCTTCAGGCGACCATCGCCGAAAATGTCGGCCTTATCCGATCCATCCCGGAGAAGTATTTCACTGAGGTGGAAGGTCTGGTTATGCGGTCGGTAGCGCGTGGACGCGACCTGTCCTATCTCACCGATGAACTCCAGAAGCGATATGGGATTACCCGGCGCCGGGCGGCGTTCATAGCCCGAGATCAGAACAACAAGGCTACATCAGTCGTTCAGTCGGCACGGCAGCAGGCGCTTGGCATTACGCAAGGCATCTGGAAGCACTCCCACGCAGGAAAAAAGCCTCGCCAGTCCCATGTGAAAGCTAATGGCCAGCTGTTTGACCTCTCGAAAGGGATGCTCATTGATGGCGAGCACATCTTGCCCGGCGAATTACCAAATTGTCGTTGCACCTGGGAGGCTGTCATTCCAGGGCTTTCAAAACAGGATTGATCAATGAAGCCTACAGAGTGCTTAGCTTTCGATCGCGCCTCTGTGCGCACCATCGACGCAAATGGCCGCCTTCAGATTTCACGAACGAATATCAGTAAGGCAAACGTCAATGCCTACTATGGGCGCGAGATACCAAGAAGCGAAGAGCTTGGGCTCGAACCTGACAAACTTTACCGGCTTTGGCGCCACCCGGATGAGCTCCGGAAAGCAGCCAAAACCTTCAATAACATCCCCGTGCTCAGCAAACACATCCCCGACTTTCCCACCGACCCGCCCAATGAATTTCGTGTTGGCGTGACGCACTCCAATGCGGAGTTTGACGGCACGTATCTCACGGTTGGCATGTCGATCTGGGATAACAGCGCGATTGCTGGAATTGAGAGCGGAGAGCAGCGAGAGCTATCTGCATCGTACAAGTACGTCGCAGACATGACCCCGGGTGTTACCCCTGACGGCGAGCCTTATGACGGCGTTATGCGTGACATTTTCGGAAACCACGAAGCGTTGGTCCCTGACGGCCGCGCAGGGCCAGATGTACTGGTCGCAGATTCATTACCACCGGAGCTTAATCACATGCGTAAACATAAGGTAGCGGCGATCCGCGCCACCCTTAAGCCACTTCTGGCGCAGGATGCTGATCTGGAGGCAGAAGTCCGCAAAGCTCTTCTGGCTCTTGATGAGGCCGAAAAGGAAGACGAAAAAGAAAACAAACCCGCCGACGACGAAGACGACGACGAGAAGGATAAGAAAAAAACAGCGGACGATGAGGACGACGAAGACGACAAGGACAAGAAGAAAACCGCCGATGACGAAGACGATGAAGAAGACGACAAAGTCTCCAAAACGGCGATGGACTCTGCGATTCGTCTGGCGGCCGACAGCGCGACCAAAAAGGCAGCGGAAAACTTCCGCAAGGTTCGCGAAGCCGAACAGATTGTTCGCCCGCTGATCGGCGACGTCGTTGCCATGGACTCAGCTGAAGATGTCTATCGCACCGCGCTTGAGCAAAGCGGCGTGGATATCGCAGGCGTTCACCCGTCCGCTTATCCGGCGATGGTCAAAATGGCGATCAGCCAGAAAGAAAATTCACGCCCTGTCATTGCGCAGGATTCCGCTTCCGTCAGTGAGTTCGAAAAAGCATTCCCGACCGCTGGCAAACTGAAACGAGGTTAACATGGCAGGTTTTCAGACACGAATTAACCAGTATCCGGCCCCCGGCGTCGAAGGGGCCTTTGCTGGCACCAACCCTCACGCGACCTATCAGGCCGGCGAGGGCGCTCTGGTTGCTGGCGAGGACGGCCTGACTGTCGGCCGCTTTGCCTGGGATGTTGACGGTGTGGCTTCCAATGCCGGTAGCGGTGTTCCGTCTGGCTTTGTCCATCGTGATGGGCAGGCGTCGATCACCATCTGGCTCGGCCAGGCATCCATGCTTATCCAGCCCGGCCGCGAAATCACCCTGATGGTTGCCGGTGACTTCTGGGCCAAAACGTCAACCGCTGCCACCCGCGGGCAGAAGGTTTTTGCATCCCTGACCACCGGTGAGGTGCAAGTCGCCGCAGCCGGCGCAACCGTGGCCGGTTTTATCGAGACCGCATTCTATGCCGCAAGCGATTGTGACGCTGGCGAGCTGGTCAAAATCAGCACCTGGAGCAAGTAATGAACGAATTTCAGCGACACTACGCCGCAGCCAGCGGGAAATATGGCATTGTGCTGCCCGGCGCAAAGGACTACCTGAAGCCGGAGTTTGCGGAGAATTTCGCACTGGCGATGGATGCCCAACCGCAAATGGTTACTGCGAATAACGCCGGTATCCCGGCCTACTTCACTAACTACGTCGATCCGGAACTTATCCGCGTTCTCGTAACGCCGATGAAGGCCGCAGAGATTATCGGTGAAGTGAAAAAAGGCGACTGGACGACGCTGACCTCGCAGTTCCCGATCGTCGAGTCGACTGGTGAAACCAGCGCTTACGGCGACTTCAACAACAACGGCATGACGTCTGCCAACGTCAACTGGGTACCGCGCCAGTCGTTCCATTATCAGACTCACACCCGCTGGGGTGAGCGCGAGTTGGACATGTACGGCGCCGGGCGTATCGGCTATGCCGCAGAGCTCAACGTGGCCTCTGCGCTTGTGCTGAACAAGTTCCAGAACAAGTCCTACTTCTACGGCATCGCCGGGCTGGAAAACTACGGTCTGCTCAACGATCCGTCGCTGAGCGCTCCGGTGACGCCGGCGGCGACTGGTTCCGGCGGGAGCGTTACCTGGGCAACGAAAGACGGGCAAGCTGTATATGACGACATTTCCGGTCGCCTCTATAAGCAGCTGGTCTCTCAGACCAAAGGCCTCGTAGAGCGCACCGATCGCATGGTTCTCGGCATGTCGCCGGAAATGGAAGTCAACCTGACCAAGACGAACCAGTACAACGTGAACGTCACCGATCAGCTGAAGAAAAACTTCCCGAACATGCGTATCGAAACCGCTGTTGAATACAGCACCGACGCGGGCGAGCTTGTGCAGCTGATTGTTGAGCGTCTGGGTGAGCAGGACACCGCTTACGCAGCATTCACCGAGAAGATGCGCGCGCACGCTGTCGTGGTGGAAGAGTCTTCCTGGCGGCAGAAAAAATCCGGTGGCACCTGGGGTGCAATCATTCGTCAACCGCTGGGCATTGCCAGCATGATCGGGGTGTAACATGGCCGAAACAGTAACTGTAGGATGCAAACTGCCGAACGGCCTGATCCTGGAGCAGGGCGAGTACAAAGTGGAGCTTAACGGCTCCAACTCCTCTATCGTTGTCGGCGGCTACGGCCTGACCGAAAACGTGGACAAGGAAGCCTTTGAGGCGTGGCTGGCCGTACATGCTGATCAGCCCTATGTTCGCAAAGAGCTGGTGTTTGCCCAAGCGAAAACCAGCAGCGCCCAGGCGAAAGCGAATGAAAACGCTTCGGAGAAAACCGGTCTGGAAGGTCTGGATCAGAACAACCCGGCCCCGGGCATTGAGAAGGCGGACAAAAAATAATGGCGATCGTTGTCTTTGATGTTGCCGCATTTCGTGAGCGTTATCCGGAGTTCGATGCCGTAAGTGAAACGCTGCTTAATGCGTACTTCACGGAGGCAACGATTTACCTGAATAACACGGACAGCAGCCCGGTAAAAGATATCTCTATCCGGGCTCTTTTCCTGAACATGCTGGTTGCGCACATTGCGGCGCTGAATTCAGGCGTAAACGGCGAAAAGGCTTCTGGTCTGGTTGGCCGTGTGGCAAGCGCATCTGAGGGGTCAGTGTCAGTATCAGCTGACGCAGGCCCCTCAAGCGAAAGCTCCTGGTGGTATAAGCAGACTACTTACGGGTCAGCTTACTGGGAGGCCACAAAGCCTTACAGGACTGGTTTTTATGTCCCAGGCTCATCCCCTTCAATGTACCCGGGCCATTATAACCGTCGTTCATTCATCCGGAGGTAGCTATGAATGGAATGTCAGGCGGCGATAAGCTGATGGAGCACCTGCAGTCGATCGCAAAGGGGTTGTCCTCTGGCGATGATTTAAAGGTTGGCTTCCTTGAGGGGGCTAAGTACCCCGACGGGACGCCGGTAGCACTTGTGGCAGCCACCAACGAATTTGGCGGCACTGTAAAAATCCCGGCGCATACCCGGGATTTGAACTTTTACGTTCGCCGTGACGGCGTTTCTCGCTTCGCTAAGCCATCAAAGGCCAATTTCGCGCAGTCAGTAATGATACCCGAGCATATCGTTACGATCCCATCCAGACCGTACTTCAGGAAGACTATTTCTGAATATGGTCCGGAGTGGGGCGGAGAACTTGGGAAACTCATGAAGGCAAACGATTTTGACGCCCGCAAAAGCCTGGCGCTGATGGGGGAGCGGATCAAGGGGCAGATTCAGTCGTCCATAATCGCCTTTTCTGAGCCGCCGAACGCAAAAAGCACGGTAGCCAAAAAATGGTTTAATGACCCGTTAATCGACTCTGCCCACATGCTGAACTCGGTCGACTACGAGGTGAAAGAGTGAATCTTCATTCCATAGTGCGAAGCGCCATTAGCGCGGTTAATCCTCGCGTCGAGGCGCAGATTTACCGCTCGATCGGACCAATCAAAAACCCGGATTACTCGACCTCTCCAGGTTTCGCGCCGCCGGTAACGATGATGGTGCAAAAGCAGGCGCTGAGTCAGGCTGATATCAGGCACATGGATAACATGAACATCCAGGGTGTGCTGGTCAGTATCTGGACGGATGGCAACTGGTGTGGGATTAACAGGGAACGGCAGCAGGGCGGCGATAAGTTCGTTATCGGCAATGAAACGTGGCTGGTTGTGGATGTGCCTGAAAACTGGCCGGACTGGACGAGGGTTATCGCATGTCAGCAATTGACGTAGGCCTGCAGGTCACTGAAAGCGATCTGTTTAAGGCGACTGGCGATTTCCTTTCTGCCCTCTTCCCGGATGCAGAGATCACGCAGACTCAGCAAAATCAGACCCCTATGCCGAAAGGCGGTTTCATTACCATGACTCCGCTTTTTCTGACTGACCTCTCAACCAGCGCTGTCAATTACGAGTATGACGGCGTGAGTGATTACGGGCGGGCAGAACTTCGCCGCGTTGATGAATGGCAATGCCAGCTCGATTTCTACGGAGATCAGGCGCAAAACAATGCCACCATCTTTTCACGCATCGCTCGCTCCGAATTCGCATGTACCTGGTTCAGAGAAAACGCGAATGTCCTGGTTCCGCTTTATTCCGGCCCCCCGCGGCAAACATCGATGATCAACGGCGAGAAACAGTGGGAATCCCGCTGGACGCTTGAATTCCACGCAAACCCGCTGATTGTCGTCAGCGTTCCTCAGCAGTTTATGACAGGCGCAGATGTGATATCGCAGCCGGTCGACGTGAGATTTCCTCCGGAGAAATAATAAATGGCAATTTCGCTATCAAAAATCGCCCAGATGCTTCCCGGCGTACTGAAGGCGACAGGGACAGCTATTGATCTCAATGGCCTGTTCCTGACCGACAGCGCATACGCGCCGGTTGGTGCAGTACCCTCATTTTCCAGTGCGGATGAGGTAAAGGCGTACTTCGGCAGCGCGTCGATTGAGTACACCGCCGCGGTGCTGTATTTCGCCGCTTTCACCGGTAAAACACAGATGCCTGGCAAACTGTATTTTAGCCGATTCAATACCGCAGCAGTGGCCGCATTCCTTCGTTCCGGATCGCACGCCGCGACCACTCTGGCACAGCTCAAGTTGCTTTCGGGTACGCTGACTCTGACCGTTGACGGCACGGAGGAGACTTCCGCGGCTATCAACCTAAGCGGCGCCACCAGTTTCGATAATGCGGCAGAGCTAATTGAAACCGGCATTGGCTCCTCGGTTGTAGTGACCTGGGATAGCGTGCTGAAGAAATTCATCATCACCTCTGCCACCACGGGCGTGGATAGCGCCATTACCTTTGCTGATGAAGGTACGCTGGCCACAGGTCTGAAACTGACCGAAGCGACCGGTGCGGTGATCTCCCAGGGTGCGGCGCCGGCAATGGTTGACGATATCTTTACTGCTATTCTGGCCAAAGAGCAGGATTGGGTAACATTCTCCACGACGTTCGCTGTCACCAAAGACCAGGCTAATGCGTTTGCGCTCTGGGCAAACAGCCAGAACCACCGCTTTGCCTATGTCCCATGGGACGCATCAGGAACGGCAATCGTGGCGGGAAGCTCGAATGCACTGGTGTACGACATCATCAACACCTACGCCTATAACGACACCTGCCCGGTGTATGGTTACCCGAACCACGCAGCAAACGCGATGGGGTTTGTGGCTGCGCTGAACTTCACGCAGGCCAATGGGCGCTGTTCTCTGAATGGTCGTCAGGTGTCCGGCCTGCTGCCGATGATCAGTAACGATACTGATTACGAGGCGGCCAAGGCCAACGGCTATAACTTCTACGGCAACTATGCCTCGAATGCCGTCGAAACCAACCAGTGGTCGCCCGGCTCTATTACCGGTGATTACGCCTGGCTTGACGCATGGGCTGGTCAGGTATGGGTAAATGCTCAGCTTCAGGCGGCTCTTGTTGCGCTGTTTCAGCAGGCGAGCAATCTGCCCTTCGCGGCTGCCGGAAAAGCTCGCATTGAGTCGTGCATGAAGCCGACCATTGAGCAATTCAGGACGTGGGGCGGCATGACGGCGGGCACTGATCTTGACCAGTCGCAGATCGACCAGATTAATGCCATCACTGGCGTTGATGTTACGGATTCGCTTCTGGCTGAAGGGTATTACGTCTACATCGGCCCGTTCACCCCAGCAATGCGCGCCGCGCGTACCAAGCCAACGGTTTACTTCTGGTACACCGACGGCGGGATTATCCAGGGTATCACCGTTAACAGCGTGGAGGTGCAGTAATGCCCGGTCAAAATATTACGTCGGCTGACGCCATCATTGAGCTGGTAATCGCTGAACTCTACCCATCCGGGTTTAACCTGGAGCAGTTCGAAGCGCAAAACATCTTCGAAATGGGAGATACCGACACGGCAGAGTACCAGCGTACTGCTGACGGTAAACTGCTGGGTGGTTTTGTTTATGGTGATCTGCCGTGGACATTCCATCTGGCGGCATCATCCCCCTCAATTAAGTACATCGACAACTGGCAAACCACGCAGATGACCACGCGGTCTGTGCTGCGTGTCAATGGGACTGTGATCCTGCCATCGCTGGGTAAAAAGTACATCATGACCAACGGTATCCTGCAGCGCGCACGTCGCATGCCGTCTGCTGGCCGTGTGCTTCAGCCGGTAACTGGGCTTATCCAGTGGGAAACTGTCACCCCGGCAGACTACTCAGCGTAAAAAAATCAGCCCGGCTAAGTCCGGGCTTTTTTATACCCGCAATACCCCGCGCTTCACACGCGCACATCACAACACAGAACCTTTCAGGATGACCCTTGAGGATACCGGTTTGGCTATCGGTGCCTTTCTGTGGGCCGGATTCCTGTGTGACAAGGTTCATCACTAAAAGGTAATTACCGAGATGTCTAATATCATCCCCATGAATTACGATGACCGTTCATTTCCTTTTACGGCTGACTGCTGGTTCAATGCCACGGTTGCCGCAAAGCATCACGGCAAGCTACCAAAGGACTGGCTAAAGACTGAGGCGACAAAAATTTATATCGCCGAACTGGCTGAGGAGCTTGGAATTGCTGGCTCCGGCGTAAAAGAGGATTTTTCTCCCCTTTTAGTCAGAGTAGAGAAAGGGCGAAACGGCGGGACCTGGCTTCATCCGGAGTTGGCGGTGGAATTCGCCCGCTGGTTGTCAGTAAAATTCGCCCGCGCCTGTGATCGTCATATTAAAAATCTGCTGCTGAGTAAAAACTTCCAGCTCACCGAAGATCAGATTGTCGGCCTAATGGTGTGCCAGCAACCAACGTCCTGGGAGAAGCGCTTTAAAGACCCATTCTACCAGGCGCTGTCGAAAATGTCCGGCCTTCCTTACTTTGGTCATGTTGGCGGTTGCCCGGCGCTGTTCGGTCAGATCACCGCTCGCTGGGTGTACGGTGTAGCACTTCCTGATTATGTCTATCAGGCAGCCAAACAAGCCGCCGGGGACAGCAAGGAGAAGATTCACCAACATCTTAAGCCTGATGCACTGGAGAAGGTCGAGCAGCAACTGATCGCCGTTACCAATATCGCGAATTGCAGCATTGACCAGAAGGACTTCGAAGCCCGCTGCATGGCTGCGTTCCCCGTTAAGGGGCAAATGAAGTTGCTGTATGCGGCGGCGTGACCATGAATAACCGAATCGTTGAATGCGCCTCCAGAGCGGGGCGCGACTTCTCGGAATTCATGACAGGCGAGAAGAACATGATGGAGGCGCTGCGGTCGGCTGAAGAATTCACCGAGCAGTTACGCGTTCACGGCTGCGTTAATCACCACTTCATCAATTTCATGATGATGAAAGCGATAATGAAGGTATTTGACGACTTGCTCCGAGAGGAGTTGCGGGAAGAGCGACGACGCAAACGTGAAGAGAAGAAGAAATGAGCCCACTACGGTGGGCTTTTTTATTGCCAGAAAACTCATTCAGGAAACAAAAATGGCTCGTAAAAGCATCGTATTCACGGTTGAAGCAGATAACCGTGACAAGGGTAAGCAGTTCAAAATCACCGAAATGCCGGCGAGAAAGGCCGAGGAGTGGGCGATCCGCCTGGCGTGCGCTGTGATTGGCGCCGGCGTTACCGTCCCCGACAATATGATGATGGCCATCGGTGCTGCGGTAGCTCCGGCCCCAGCCGAGGATAACGCAGAGGCTCGCGAGCTGTACGAAAGCGTGATGGCCAGCGGTATGGCCGGTCTCGCTCAGTGGGGTATCACTTCACTGGCTAAAGTTCCGTTCGCACAGTCTAAACCTCTGCTTGATGAGTTGCTTGGCTGCGTGAAATTCCTCGGCGGTAACGGTATCGAAACAGCGCTTGTTGACGAAGGTCAGATCGAAGAAATCAGCACCTGGTCGCGCCTGAAAATCGAAGCCTTCAAACTCCATATCGCTTTTGTAGCAGCCACCGCAAGTTAGAAATTCCCCTATCCGTTCCTGAAGATTCAGATCGCGGCTTCATACAGTATGCGAATGTACCGCGCACTATTGCCGCGGTGATCTCCGGGAAAATGGCGACACTCCACGAACTGGACACGGTATACAGCGTCCAGGATATGTGGTGGCTGATTGAAATAATGACCGTGGATAACACCAACAGAGCCATAGCAGCGGAGAGTGATCATGGCAGCAACGGTAATTGACGCCCTCCTGGTTACGCTGGGCCTTGATACTTCTCAGTTCCGCAAAGGCCAGCAGGAAGTCAGTGATGACCTGAAAAAGCAGCGCGAAGACGCCAAAAACACCGCCAAGGAAATGGCGGAGCAGGGGAAAAAGGCAGCAGCATTCTTCGGCAGCATAAAGACGGAATTGCTGGCACTGACTGGCGTTACCGTCACTGCCGGTGGGCTGATGAGCCTTGTTAAAAATACCACGTCTAGCCTGATGGACCTTTCCATTCAGTCAAAGGCTCTTGGCATGACAGCCAGGGAACTTGATGGATTTGGAAAGGCTGCAGAGTCGGCAGGTAGTTCTTTTGAGAAAATTACTGCTGCCTTGCAAGGTTTTCAGGCCGCAAAGCAGGGGGCTTTATTCGGTGATACCAGCAGCCCTATCTTTAACGGCATGCGGATGCTTACGGCGCTAACAGGGGATACCTTTGACGTCTACTCAAAGGACGCTCAGTCACTTGCAAGGTCATACCTTGAGTCGCTTAGGAAAGTTAAGGATCCTAATATTCGGCGTCAGATTGGGGCTATGGGTGGATTCGATGATGCTACCATGCAGCGCAACCAAGAGGGTAGGTTCCTTCCTGATGTTGATCGCCTTGCAAGAAGCTCTGGATTTACTGACGCAGCAACCAAGGGTGCCAAAGAGTTCACTGCTGTTTGGGCCGAACTTGGGCAAAATATTGATACCGTCAAAACAAAGATATTTGTTGGGCTGATACCGACAATTAGAGACCTTAACAGCGTTCTTATTGAATGGTCTTCGGACAATGCTAGGTCGACGGATTTCTTCAAAGAGTTGAAGAAAGACATCAACGATATAACGGGTATTGATTTGGGTGGCTGGACTTTATCAGCTGATCTAAAAGACCTGAAAGATAACTTTTCCATGCTCGGAAGAGTCATGAGCCACTTGGGGAATGCGTTAAATGAGCTGAATAACGGGAACTTCTCCAAAGCTGCGGATGAGTTCAAGAAAGCATGGTACGGAACCGAAGATGGAAACCCAACGGGGAAAGACGCCCTTCCTGGAGTAACAGAAGCCGCGCAGCAGTCATTGAAAAAAAATGGCGGAACTCTTGATTTCAAGCCCGATCCTGAAGCGGTACCTTTAAGCCCTCAGCAGTTAGCCACCCAGAAGATGCTTGATTCTGTGAAGTTTCAACCGTCTCCAGAACAGCGTCGTCAGCAGCAGGACGAGCGCTCTTATTGGGAGGCAACAAAAAATCTGCTGTCAAAAATAGCGGATGCCATTATTACTCCGGCTGGCGCAGCAACAACTTCACCAGGCTATCAGTCAAATATCCCTCTGAATGCTCAGGCTGCCAGGCTTGGAGCTAAAGGAAAGGCGTTTCTTCAGGCCATGACAGGCGAGTTTGGCGCACTTGAAGGAAAGTATGGTCTGCCGGCAGGCCTGCTGTATTCGGTTGCTGCTACAGAGTCTGGTGGCGATCCGTTTGCAGAATCCAAGGCAGGCGCAAAGGGGCTTTTCCAGTTCATGCCAGGCACCGCAAAAGATATGGGGCTGAAAGGTCGTGACGTTTACGATCCCCACAAGTCTGCAGAGGCCGCAGCGAAATATCTAAGATGGTTAATGGATGCCACAGGCGGCGATCTGGAAAAAACTCTTGCTTCCTATAACTGGGGGCTCGGAAACGTCCAGAAGAAAGGCATGGATAACCTGCCGTCGGAAACTCGCAATTACGTCCCTAAAGTTATGGCCGGAATGCGTCCCGGCGCCGGTATGGCCGTAGACCGCGCGATGCCAGGCCAGGCTGGCGGTGTTTATAACTTTTATGGCACCAAAATCACCACCCAGGCCCAGAACGTGGAACAGCTTACCAGCGACATCAAAAAGCACGGTGACAACCGCGTCATGCTAATGGCTGGCTACTCAGGACAATAACTCATGTCGTTTTCTCTGAATGTCTCAACAGTGCTATCCGCCATTCAGGGAGGAAGCCTGTTATCCGTCCTTAACAGCGCCCTGTCGCCAACTTACCGGATCACCTACAACACCGTTGACAAGTCGCTTTTGACGGCTGCAGCCGGGAAGGAGGTTTTCTCTCCTTCCGGCTGGGTTAGCGTTGATCGCTACGGTGATGCTAACGTGACGAAGGGGCCGGTTGAAAATGGGCAGTATACTTCGTACAACAAGGTCCGGCAGCCATCGGAGTTAAGGGTGATCTTGGCACTTGAGGGATGGACTGCATATACAGGTGCGCTTCCAAACCTGACAAACTTATCTCTTCTTAGCCGAAGTAATTTCATTCAGAAACTGGATGAGATGAAAAACACGGCTAGCACTTACAACATCGAGACGCCGGACACGGTGTATTACAGCTACGATCTTACCCACTTCGATTATTTTGTGGGTTCGTATCGTGGGCAGACGTTGTTGATGGCGAACTGCACCTTCGAAGAGATAATGGATAGCGGTGAAGTAATTATCGCTAATGGGGTTTCCGGTAAGGCTCCGACAGATAACGACAAAACAAACAATAAGGGCGCTGCAAAAACAGAGGTAATCACTGCTTCAACTAAAGAAGTAACGCTTACTGACGCAAAAAACGCATGGACAAGCGGGAATACATCGCTATCAAGCGCCCTTGATCTTACCGGGAGCGCCATAGTTTCAGGTGCCAATTCGGCGGCCAAATCGGTATCTCAAGTATGGGATAACTCATCAACAGCGGTCGCAAAACAGATCAAAAGCACGGTGGCTGATTTTCTTAAAAATAAGGTGATGTGACATGCAGGAAATTAGCTTATCACCGTCACTTTCTCAAAAGGTGTATGTCACGCTTGGCGGCCAGAACTGCGCTATCAAGTTGCATCAGCGCTCAACTGGATTCTACATTGACCTGTATGTTAATGACACTGCAATTATGCAGGGTGTTCTCTGTCTTAACTGTATATATCTTGTCAGATATAAGTACCTTGGATTTAATGGCGATCTCATTTTTGTAGACACAAAAGGGGATTCCGATCCGGTTTATGACGAAATAGGGACACGCTTTAAGCTTTATTATGCGTCTAGTGATGAGGTGGGCCGATGAGTTACAAGGAAAGAGAGTTAACGGTTGAGTTTACTCTGGCCAATGGCACCTTTGACGGTAAAAAAGGTAACACGCTCATAGCTGAAGGGTTCAAGTGCGAGCTTTCTGTTTCGGCGTATGGGGGGGCTACCGGGACGATGATGGAGCTTAGTCTATGGGGCTTATCTCTTGATAACATGGCTAAATTGACCACCAACTCCGAAAAATTCTTCGGTGAGCAGCAAAACGCCATACGGGTTTTTACTGGAGATGTTTGCGTGTTTATGGGCACGATAATATCTGCCAGGGTAAATCTTAATCAGATGCCTGATGCTCCGATTGAAATAACGGCCTCAGCTATTGGAAAGGAAAAGCTTGTCGTATGCGAGCCAACTTCAATTGAAGGTGAGGCGTCTGTCGCCGATATGATAAAAGCACTGGCCTCTAAGGTGGATTTGAAGTTCGTAAATGTTGATGTTAAATCGGTGCATAGCAACCCTTATTATGAGGGAAATGCTATTGAACAAATTCAGAAAATTGCGGCCGACCATAATATCATCGCAGATATAGACTTTGGGACGGTTACAATCTACACAGGGGGAAGCCCTATTGACTCTGTAGTTCCATTTATATCTCCAGAGCATGGATTAATTGGCTACCCTATTTTTTATGATATTGGTATAAATTTTCGCTGCATTTATTCACCGTCAATAAAGCTGGCTCGAAAAATAAAACTGGAAACCTCTCTCCCTCACGCAAGCGGGGATTGGATAGTCCAGTATGGAACCACTCATTACTTGTCATGCAGGGTCCCCGGTGGTCTGTGGGAAACGTTCGTTGTAGCTTATCCGGGATTTGTATTTGGAGTATGAAATGCTTACCAAGCAAAAGCCTAGTGACATGTCGTGCCAGGGGAACGCTGTTCTTTCGCTTATAGCCGGAGCCATAAAGGGCTGCGTATTTGCCGATATCGTCTTAGTCAAAAAAGTGAATGGGAAGACCCTTACCGTTTTTCCTCTGGTTACTGGAACAAACGCTTCTGGCGGATTAATTGAAAACCAGGATGTTTACAATGTTCCATTCATTCAATACCAGGCTGGAAATAGTTCGGTAAAAATGACACCTCGAGTTGGCGATATCGGGCTGGTCATAGCCTGCGACAAAGACATCACCAATGTGAAAAAATCTAAAAGTGGTGGGCCACCACCAACGCAGCGCCGTCACTCTTACTCTGATGCGGTTTACATCACAGCAATCGCCAGTTTGAACGGCGAACCAACTGAGTTCGCGGAGTTCACCGGCAGCGGCATAAACATCAAAAGCCCTGGCGTCGTTAACATAAATGGCCTGAAAATCCTGGCTAACGGCAAACTTCAGTTAGTCGATGGTTCAATCGTTGATGGACATGACCACGGCGGGGTAGAATCGGGAGGAAGCCGCACAAATCCTCTGGGGGCGGCATAGAGGGAATAAAAATGTCGTTCTTAGTTATTGCAGCATTGCTAGGATTAATACCTGCGTTCATTGCGCAAAGTAAGGGGCGTTCTTTCGGCGGTTGGTGGCTCTATGGATTCTTGCTTTTCATCGTCGCAATTATTCACGTTCTTTTCGTCCCCTCGCTTAATTCCTCTGGTGCTGTCGCTACCGATTCCTCGAGCCCCATGAGGGATTGCCCATACTGCGCAGAGCCTGTTAAATATCAGGCTACAAAGTGTAAGCATTGTGGTAGTGAGATAATGCCCATGGATGAGCCAAAACCTAAGTATACCGGCACTCAGATAGCGTGGGAGAGGGTTCTTATGCTTATAGGTGGGATCGTGGTGGCGGCAATACTATTCGGTGCACTAAAGAGTTGAAAAGAACCCACCATCAGGTGGGTTTTTTGTGCATCTCATCCCATTCTTTTTCGGCTTGCTCTCTTGCTTTTCTCTTGAGTTCGTCCCTGAATTCATCCGTCATGATTTTTTTCGCCATAAGTTCAAGGAAGGATGGCAAGGATTCTTCGACTCGAGATTTAAGAACCCTTTCAGCATGCTCAACAAAGCTGTTGGGTTCGGCGACGGTAGTGAACATGCTTTTGTCTTCATCAAGAAGATAGCTTAGGTTTATCCTGAAGATTATTTCAGCATTCATTGAACGGTTATTAGCTTTCGCAGAGGCTTCAATTTTATCTTTAAGTTCATTTGGTAGCCTGATTCTCAGCTGCGGATCTTCTCTACTCATGATGGTGCCCATCGCCTTCAAAAATCACAATAAGTAAATTATGCCCCACGGTGGGGTTGACATCAATGACGCACGGTGTGACACTCGTCCTGTGTCTCACGGTGGGGCATTTAGTGGAGGTAGTCATGGAAAAAGCAAGAGACATGTATCAGCGTAAAGTTCGATTTCCGGAGGATGTGCGCAAAGCAATTGAGCGCAGTGGTGAAGAGCAGTGCAGGCAGTTCAATACCGAATTGATTTATCAGCTGAGAAAGGCTTACGGCCTGATTGGGGTGAAAAATGCCCAACCATAAAAACGACGAAGCCCTAACTACTTGCGATAGTCAGGGCTCCTTATCGAACAGATCCCGGAAAGGAAATATCGACATGACTAGTGTACAGAACAAAGAACTAAGTTTCCACAATACCAATTTTGCTTACATGGAAATGGGCGGTCAGGTCTGGCTTACGGCTGCTGAGGTTGGTCAGGCTCTGGAGTACGCTGACGATAAAGCCGTGCAGCGCATCTACTCACGCCATGCTGATGAATTTACAGCACAAATGACAGGGGTGGTCAAACTGACCACCCCTTCAGGAAAGCAGGAAGCGCGCGTTTTCTCTCTGCGTGGCGCCCATCTTGTTGCGATGTTTGCTCGCACGCCAAAGGCCAAAGAGTTCCGCCGCTGGGTGCTGGATATTCTGGATCGCGAAGTGGTTCATTCGCCGATTGCGAAGCAGTTCAGTGATGATGAGCTTTGCTCTCTGGCATGGTTATGGCGAGCGAGTGACATCATGCTGACAGCCTGTGAGAGCGTTACGCCATTACTGAGGGTGGCAGAGCATCGACAAGCCGGGCATTTTCACACGATCGGCCAAGAGTTGCCGCGGACAATTAACAAGGCCAAGGAGATCATTAAGCGCGAGACGGCGCATATCGAATTTCACCCATGGAAGGATGATAACTGGAGCAGGGTATTACCACACCTGAGACAGGAAATGTTGCAATGATGCACAAAGAAAAACCGCCAGTGGCTGCTGGCGGCTTATGTCACACCCTTACTACCACATAAGGAATGTCGAATGACTTCTAAAAATGTAGCAAATGTAGGTTCAATTGTCACTGATAAAACCATTGACAGCCAGTCACTGCTTGAAATGGTAAATCAGGCGCGTAAGCAATGCGGTGAAAAAGAGGTTCGTAACAATGTCTTCATAGATCGCATTAAAGACGAGCTTGAGGGGGAGTTTTACAAGATTTTTGTAAAACCCTCTGGCGGTATCGGAGGTCGCCCGGTAGAGGTGGCAGAGATGAGTATCAAGCAAGCTCTTCGCGTGGCCGCGCGCGAGTCAAAAGCCGTTCGCCGCTCGCTGGTTGATAAGCTGGAAGACATGCAGGTTATCCAGAACCCAACCACAAGCAATTCTGGTCTTCCTGAGTACCGGCTTGCCAAAGCGGAGCAATTGAAGGCTCAGGCGTTGGAGAAAAACATCGCATCGGCCCGCGAGTTGATGTCAATGTTCCCGCGCCTTGGCGAATCAGCTAACCAGGTGATCGTTGCCACGCTTGTTAACCCGCTACTCGGACACGAAGTTGTACCGCTGCCGGTGATTGAAGAGCATTACGCAACGGCCGGAGAGGTGGCGGCGCAGATCGGTTGCACTGCAAACAAGGTTGGCCGCGTGGCAAACAAACACAACCTGAAAACTGAGCAGTACGGCAAGTTCTTTCTGGATAAGTCGAAACACTCAGACAAGCAAGTTGAGGCTTTCCGTTACAACGCAGAAGGGGTTCAGGCTCTTCGCCACCTGATTCACGGTGCTGATGTGGCATAACACATTGAAATGAAATCAGAATGTAATTTTGCATTCTGGTAATCACAGACCTCGCTTCGGCGGGGTTTTTTTATGGGCGAAATCCATGAAAACAATATCTTTCAAACTTGACCCCGATACCTGGGATCTTGTCCTTGATGAGCTGGGTAATATCGCCACGGTTGAAAATCCCTACGCCTGTGCTCAGGACGTAGCGACGGCATGCCTGGCCATACGCGGCGAGTGCATTTACGAAAAAGACACCGGCGTTAATTACAAAGAGCTTCTGAACGTCAAGGCCAGCACCGGCGCCATGGCAGCCGCGCTTCAGGTTGAAGCGTTGCGGATGAGCTATATCGCGCGCGCTGAGCCGACGCTGATTAACAACCGCGATACGCGCCGCACTACCGGCGTTATTGCGATCGTGGATACCAACGGCCTGGATTCCAGCGTCACCCTGTGAGGAAAAAATGACGACAATCTCTACGGCGGTACCGGCCGTGACCTTTTCCACCACTGGCCTTGATGTTCCGGATGAGGGAGACATTCTTGCCGGGCGTATAGCAGATATTGGTTCTGCATTCGGGACGGCGATGAGCACGAACCTCAAGACGCCGCAGGGGCAACTGGCTGTCACTGATACTGCAATCATCGCAGACAAGAACGATCAGCTTCTGGCTATCGTCAACAACATGAACCCGGACTTTTCCTCCGGCAGATTTCAGGATGGCATCGGCAGGATTTACTTCCTCGATCGCATTGCTGCTGCGGGTACAGTTGTAACGGCCACATGCTCCGGCGTACCGGGAACGGTGATCCCGGCGCAGTCCTATGCAACTGACGATAACGGCTACATGTATGTGTCTTTGGCAGCCGGAACGATAGGTGCAGACGGGACGGTAAAAATCGAGTTCCAGAACCTGACTACCGGGCCGATAGCTTGCCCCATCGGTACGCTGACAAACATCTATGTCGCGGTAAGTGGCTGGTCGAGCATTACCAACGAGACCGCAGGCGTTCCGGGATCAAATGTGGAAGGGCGATCTGCCTTTGAGTATCGGCGCCGTCAGTCGGTAGCACGTAACGCCTTCAACACAGCAGCGGCTGTGCGGGCTGCCGTTCTGGAAGTCGACGGGGTGCTTGATGTTTATGTGATCGACAACAAAGAGCCGACTTCCGTCGAGAAAGGTTCCACGAATTACACGCTGCTGGCCAGCTCGATTTATATCGGGGTTTATGGCGGAGCAGTGGCTGACATTGCAGCGGCCATCAATAAAAAACTTCCCCCGGGCACCGTAATGAACGGTGACACCACCGGGACCGTGCAGGATACCGAAAATTATGACGCCCCTTATCCGGAGTACACCTACAGGTGGAAAACGCTGGATGCGGTGAGCGTTCATATCAAGGTGGAATACGAAGAGAATGATGGCCTTCCGTCAGATATCAACGCGCAGATCAGAGCGGTCGTCCTGAATTCCTTCACCGGCGCAGATGGTGGCACCCGGGCGCGTGCCGGCGCGCGAATTTATGGCAGCCGGTATATCGGCCCTATCCAGGCGCTAGATGCACAGAACATGAACGTTCTTTCGGTCCAGATATCCCTGGATGGAACAACCTGGTCTAGTGCGCTGACCATGGGCATTGATCAGGAACCGACTCTGGATGCGACAAACATCATAACGGAGGCGGTAAGTGAATAATGTCGACTGGACGATCTACGCGCAGTACGTGAACTCAACAAGCCTGCGCTCACTGATTGATACCTTTAACGCTTCAGTAGCGCCAGAGGACTGGATAGACACGTTCTATGACCTCGTATTTAACATCGAGACATGTGGCGATTACGGTCTGATGTGCTGGGGTAAAATCGTTGATGTAGGGCGTTTGCTGACCGTGACGCCATCCCAGCAGTTTCTGGGCTTTGGCGAAGCGACCAGCACTCCGGCAGAACTCACCGATCCGCAACCCTTTAACCAGGCACCTTTCTATACCGGTGTACAGGACACAAACACTGTCGTCCTGACCAATGACGCATACCGCAAGCTGATCATGTGCAAAGCGATGGCTAACATCAGCGACTGCACCGTGCCGGTCATGAATCGCATGCTGATGTACATGTTCGGCTCCAGCGGGCGAGCTTACGTGCGTGACGATGGTAACCATGTCATGAGCTACGTATTCGAGTTTCAACTTTCCGAATCTGAGCTGGCCATAGTGCAAAGCTCCGGCGCGCTTCCTTCCCCGCCTGGGGTAAAAGTAAACATCGTTCAGGAGGTCTGAATTGAACAATTCAGCCATGCCGTCACGTCTGACGGTTGTTTTTTCTGCGAGTGGCGACAAAAACACGATCCCGGTCAATTCCACCTCTGAAACGTTGGCTGATGGCCTTGCGGCGATGGACTCAGGATTTCCTCCGCTGACCCGCATCGCTCTATCTGCTGGCGGTAAGCCGCCAAAAGGGCAGGATTTTAATGGGATTTTTAATGATGCCTATACTCGACTTCAATGGGAGCAAGCCGGAGGTTTCTATACATTCGACTCTGCATTTTCGGCAGCTATCGGTGGATACCCAAAAGGCGCGATTCTTATCAATTCAGCCAGGGATGGATTCTGGCAAAGCACTATCGAAAATAACACGACAAATCCTGATGCTGGCGGTATTGGATGGATTAATTATTCATCCGGACGACTCCTGAACGTGCAGACATTTTTATCATCCGGCACCTATACGCCAACCCCTGGCACTAAGTCGGCTGTTGTTGAAATGGTTGGCGGTGGTGGTGGGAGCGATGCTGCTCCAGCCACTGGAGCGGGGCAGGTATCAATAGTTTCAGGTGGTGGGGCCGGGTCATATGCTAAGGGTAGATTTTCAATAAATTTCACCAGCATTAGCATCGTTGTTGGCGCTGGCGGACAGGGAGGGACCGCAGCATCTCCGGTTGGCTCTGTTGGTGGTTCGAGCTCATTTGGATCGCTGATGGTTGCGCCTGGCGGAACAAGAGGGCCGTCTGCCGGACCAGCAAATCCACCTTTTCTACCTCAGGGTAATGTCGCATCAAGCGCTCCTTCCGGTGCCAATATCATAGGCTCTCCAGGAGCCCCATCTACACCTGCATACGCTAACGCAACCCAGTCATTCCTCGGATCACCTGGGGCAAGTAGCGTTTTTGGAGGCGGGGGATGGGTGCCATCATTTGGAGATCCGGCTATTGATGGACAGGCATATGGTTCAGGCGCATCTGGTTCTTCACAAGGACCATCCTCTCCGGCAGTAAATGGCGCCAGGGGGAAAGAAGGCATCGTGATAATTTATGAATATTCATGAGAATAAAAAATGACAATCACCGAAACGCAAAAAACTGCTCAATTAGCAGCAGATGCCGCCGTTAGCGCCGCAGAAGCAAAACAATACATGCTGGAAGCTGAGCAAGGATATCAGGATACTAGTGCTGCCGCCCAGCAAGCCCAGGATGCAGCTGGCTCAGCTCTTTTATCCAAGCAGAGCGCGGCTACATCAGAAGAAAATTCACTGCAATATGCAACAGAGGCGGGAGTTGCAAGAGATGAGGCTGTGGCTTCCGCATCAACAGCAGCAGAGTTTGGCGATAATAAGCTCACCTTTGCCGATACAACGGCCGGTCTTGCCGGGACAACTTCTGGTCAATACTTCCGTGTTCCTCAAGGTGTCGGTAATGTTCTGGCATTTCGGTATTACAAAAACAATGCTGGCGTAGCTGTTGAGGTTGCTGAATACGTTGGCCAGGGTTCTATTTCTAACAGCGTCAGAGAATATTTATCATTAACCGCGGCGCAAAGTGATATTACGGCGGGTAATATTTTAAACGGCGGGTATTGCTGGGTAAGGGATTCGACTGATAGCGCACTGGCAGACGAGTACATCAACAACGGCGGTACGCTGGTGGCTACCGGGCGGAGTATGCCATCCGGTAACGATATTGATTTTGCTGTTCATCGAACAGCAGGCATTCGTGATATTCGCGAGCACTCTGCCAGTGCCACATACCCGGACCTGATTTCCA